CGTCCGTTCAACCTTTAATTAGGTCGCATGCAATCACAGCAGGGAACGGGGCTGTGATACTAGAGATTTACAATGACTGTAAGACTTTCGTATCGTGGTGTAGAGTACACTAAAACAACAAAGTAAACTAATGAACAAAATTGCACTAGCCCTAGCGGCAACAGCTTTCGCTTCGACTCCTGCAATGGCTGGCGTCTATGTAAATGCCGAGTCAAACGCATCTTATACAGGTAATGATTTTACCTCTCGCACAACAGATCTACACATCGGATATGAAGGTGATGTAGGACAACTTGGATACTATGTTCAAGGTGGTCCAGCATTCACTGGAGCAGATGGAGTAGATGGTAATACAGATTTCTCAGGTAAGCTCGGAGGTTCCGTAGCAGCATCTGAGAAGCTAGATATTTATGGAGAAGTTTCATTCCTCACAGATGAGACTGCTGACACAGCATACGGTACTAAGATAGGTGCCAAGTTTAAGTTTTAAATAACTTGTGCGTGATCACTCTAAACTATCATGGCTCCCGTGGCGGAACTACGGGAGTTAAACCTTTATAATTAACAATGCCTTTTACCAACAATACAACATACGGAACTACTGCTTATTCAACTGGTACGTTCTATGATCAAAGTCTAATCCTAGCAAACGATGGTTCAGCACTATCATCTGCTACATTAGCGACTGTATCTGAACTTGCTATTCCATTAGGGAAGTATGAAAGAGTACAGGGAATCTATACTCTCTGGTATGATACAGATACAACAAACGAACTAAGTTATAGAGTTGCAAACCTAGCACAGTCAGACGGATCAACCGCAGTTGCTACAACAATTCTAACTCAGTCTATAGCATCCGTAGCATTAGTTAAGGCTGCTAATACTCCTTCTGCTGCTAACCTAGAGTGTGTAACTACTTACTCTACTGATGGAGCAGGTGAAACTATCGGAGTTGACTCTGGTATTTCTGATGCTGAAGCACTATTCTTACAGGTGTATTTCAATGCACTAGGAACTGCTGCAACACAAGGTAAGCTTAGCTTACAGTTAGCTAACATTACTGGTACTGCTGGTGGAACACATCTATTAGCTGGTTCCCACGTTGTATATAAGAAGTGGTAAACACTTCGGATCGGAGGGCAACCTCCTTTCTTGCGGGTGCCAAAGGATGACTACAGCTTTCCAAGCTAGTATACAGGGGTTCGATTCCCCTCGCCCGCTTATGGCTTTTGGCCCGGTACGCTGGATACCCTTAAGCTGTCTAGACGGTGGGATAGACCACAAACATATAAAATTTTCTCAACGTTGAGAGTCTGTAAACTTATACAAACTCTTTAATATAATGGCTAACGCCACACAGTCAGTACTCGGTGCCTTGAATAAGGCGGTCTCAAACACCGCTGGTTCTCAGGCGTATGATACCAAGTACGCAACCTATCTCAAATTGTTCTCTGGTGAGCTATTCAAAGCTTATGAAAGTGCAACGATTGCAAGAGATACAGTCCAAAGACGTACCCTGAAGAACGGTAAATCATTACAGTTCATCTTCACGGGACGCATGCAAGCTGCCTACCATGAGCCAGGCACACCTATCCTCGGATCAGGCGATCCTCCAGTAGCTGAGAAGACCATCCAGTGTGATGACCTTCTTATCTCTAGTGCTTTCGTTTATGATCTCGATGAGACACTTGCACATTACTCTCTAAGATCAGAGATATCATCTAAGATTGGTCACGCATTGGCTGAAGCTTATGATAAGAAAGTGTTTAGAACGATTGCTCTAGCAGCACGTGAAGCACATCCTATCACTGCATCACCAGGACCAGAGCCAGGTGGTACTCAGATTGAACTCGGAGTAACAAAAGAATACAATGCACAAGCATTGGTAGATGCCTTCTTCGAAGCCGCAGCGGTTCTCGACGAAAAGAATTTGCCAAAAACTGGACGTACAGCCGTTTTGAACCCTCGCCAATATTATGCGCTGGTCTCACAAGTCTCATCTAACATCTTAAACAGAGACTATGGTAACTCACAAGGTAACCTAAACTCTGGTGAAGGTCTAGTTGAAATTGCTGGTATTAATATCAAGCGTTCTAACAACCTACCTTTCTTAGCTGGTACAGTTAACCCAGTATCTGGAGAGAACAACACCTACAATGGTGACTTCTCTACTCACTGTGGTCTAATCTATCAGCGTGATGTAGCAGGTATCGTGGAAGCCATTGGCCCACAGGTACAAGTTACTGGTGGTGATGTGTCTGTACTTTATCAAGGTGACGTACTTGTAGGTCGTCTTGCAATGGGTGCTGGAACACTTAACCCAGCAGGTGCTATTGAATTAACCTCTGCTCGCTCATAATCATGTCACTTAACCCTGGAACATCTACAACTATTACTAGAGTTAAAGGGAACGGTGCAAGTCTTAGTGGCATAGGTCAAGTTGACAAATCAGTCACTAAGAACCCACCTACTCCTCTGGAGTATGGTAGGAAGCATTTGAGTCCTGCTAACATAGGAACAGTTTCATAACAATATAATACTATGGCAGCTCCAACAGCAGTTGGTGAGTACGGTTCCTGTCAAGGAACAGAGACCCGTCTCTCACCTTCAGATACAAGTGGATCAGGTTCAGCATCAGCTGTAGCCTCCACAACTAAAAACTTAAGACTAGCATATGCAACAGTAGGTTCATCAGGAGTAACTGATACCTGCGCTACAGTTGCAGGCCAGTATACTTAACACAATAAGGGGGGACTTCGGTTCCCCTTTTTTTATTTATAATTCTTAACTATGACTACCACAACCGTTGATATCGATACCGAACTATCCGCAGTCAATGCGATTCTTGGTAGCATTGGTCAGTCTCCTATATCAGGTTTAGACTTTGCAAACCCTGAGATATCATTCATATACAATCTACTCAAAGAATCAAATCAAGATGTACAGAATGAAGGCTGGACATTTAATTTAGAATATCATATAAAAGAAACAGTTAACCCTACAGATAACAAAATCATAATTGGTTCAGATGTTATCCGTATAGATAATACAGATGCATGGGACAAGACTCGTGACTTTGTAAGAAGGAAAGATTCTACTGATGGTATCTGGAAACTATATGATAGAGTAAACCATACATTTGAATTCCCAGATGATGATTACTTTTATGTAAACAAAGTAAGACTATTTCCATTCGAAGATATACCTACAGTATTCCAAAGGTATATAATATATAAAGCATCAGGTAGAGCAGCTGTACAGTTAGTATCTAATGGACAGTTACAGAAGATGATCGCACAGTTTGAGATACAATCCAGAGCAGCAGCTATGGAATACGAATGCAATCAAGGTGACCATAACTATATGGGTTGGCCTGATGAATCAGCTTATCAATCATATAAACCTTATCAATCACTTAGACGATAATGGGAAGTGTTACTCAAAAAATACCTAACTTTGTTTTAGGTATATCAACTCAACCAGATGAAAGGAAAGCCCCAGGCCAAGTTGTTGACTTAGTTAACGGACTACCTGATGTGGTAAATCAATTACAGAAACGTCCTGGTAGTAAATTAGTTAAAGATATAACTACAACCAGTAATCCTTATGGTGATAGTAAGACATATGCTGTCAGTACAGCTGCTAATTCAAAGTGGTTTAGTATTTATACTGCACACGATGAACAGTATATAGGCCAATGTGCTGCAAATGGTGCAGTGAATGTATGGCGATGTAGTGATGGTGCTTCAATACCTGTGGATTATTCTCTGGTTGCTGGTACAAATGTTGCAACTTACTTAGATAATACTGCACTATCAGATGAGACTTCTTCTGATATACAGGTGATGACAATTAACGAGACTACTTTCTTTTGTAATAGGCGTAAGTCTACTGCTATGAAAACTGGTACTGGTGATTTATCTCCAGCTCAATTAAATGAAGCTTTCATAGCTCTTGATACAATAACTTATGGTAAGCAGTACGCTTTAGATATATTCGATCCAAAAGATAATACTACTTTTACACATACTAGAGCCACATCAATAACCGTAGATGAATCAATAAGTTATAGTGGTTCTAGTAATGGTGACTGCCAAGGTATGGGTAGGGAGACAGTTAATATAAGTACTGGTACAGATATGTTCGGAACTTCACCACCTAACATGAGTGCTGGTGGTAATTCTAGGCTTAGATATGAAGTAGATACAAGATGTACACCACAACCTGATTCTGATCATAGTTCTAGTGAAGCATTAGACGATTACCATGATACATATCAACCATTTGTAAAGCTACAATTTGGTGGAGAAGGTTGGGCAGTTAATGATACTCACCAATATACATCAGAGAAAGGTGTTACTACTACAACAAAAATTAAAGCAGTACAAACTATAACTTCAAGGTGTAATATAGCTGGTGTAAGGCCAGATGCTACATCATCAACAAATGAAGAACATGTATCTGCAGCTGGTAT